CTCAGTGAGAGCGTCATTCATATCGATTCCCCAGACATGCTGCCCGGCAGGCTGCCGGTCATCCGACTTCACACACGGGGATTCGTCGGATGCTCCGAAAGGAACGGCAGCAGGCTGCCCTCCGAGAGGCTGTCCGTTGATGAGCAGTCGATCGGCGTTCGGATCGTCGATGGCCTCGCGTCCCTCCTCGATGCGAGCCTCGTTCGCGGTTCTCCATCCGCCGGCGACGGCGGTCCGACGCTCCTCGAGTTCAAGCCGGCGATCCTCGACGATCGGATTGTCGTACGCAAGGAACGCCTCATCCTCGAGTCCGAAGAGAGGAATCAGGTTCTGATTCAGAGTCTCCTCGTCCATTCTCAGCATCGGAAGGATCGTAGTCTCCTTCCATGTCGAGAATCCGGTCTGCGCACTCGCGAGGTTCGGATCGTTCGCCTTCAGCATCGACACGGGAACGCCGAACACCGCTGCGATCTCCTCGACGATCGCATCGCGTCCGCCGAGATCCTTCGGAGGAAATGAGAGAGGCTTCACATCGATGTCCGCCGTCGCGGTGAGGAACCGTCCGTTCCTGTCCTTCCCGCGGAGCTTGGACTCGATCTGCACCTCGAGACGCTCGATCTCGTCCGGAGATGCGTCGCTCTTGACGCTCAACAGCCAGTCGGGACGGCCTCGGTTCTCGAAGAAAGCGAGATCCATCTCGTGGATCGCGGCGTTCATCATCGTCGCTCCCCAGGCGGCCTCGACCTTGCCGATCCCGTAGTAGAGGTTCGCAGGGTTCGGACGCTTGAAGTGGATCACCTCGTCCGGAGCGAATGTCTTCCGCGACTCGCGCGAAGTCCCGTACTTGTATCCGTCGATGAACTGCTCCGTGCCGGGGATGATCTCGACGAACTGCGGAGGCATCGGCCAGAGTTCGACGGGGATCCCGAGCTGCCTGTCGATGACTGGATGCATATAGGCGTTACCAGTCAATTCCGTGTACAGGATGCGAAGGACGGTCGCGTCGTATCCGTTCTGATACGGGTTGACCTTCGATAGGAGCTGGAGGATCGGATGGGTGTCCGTGACGACCTCGTAGTCGTCGCCGTACTCCGCTGCCTTCTGCATCGCGTATCGCGACGGAGTCTGCGCGATGTCGCCGGCAAGGAATGCCTTCGTCCGCCTCGATGCCTTGCGCGTATTCCAGAGCTTCGTGCCTGCTCCGCTCGAGCGAACATAGAGACGGAGCGGGACGCTTGCGACGGCGACGGCGTTGAGATTCGCCGCGGCGTAGATCCACGAACGGTACGAGTTCACTCCGAGACGATGGTCGAACTCTGGACGCCTGCTTTCGCCACCCTGAACGACCGTAGCCGTCGACTGCATCCATCTCTGGTTCGTGAACGCGGCCTTCAGTCGAGCGAGTAGGTTCATCAGATGACCTTCATAATGAGGGGACGACGCGATCTCCTTGCAAGGACCGCGAGAGCAAGAGCGCAGACTCCGTCGTCGTGTCCGACCGTCGCCTCGTATGCTACAGAGCCTCTCCCTGAGTATCGGAAGCCGAAGGAGTCGAGTTCAGCACGGAGCCATCCGTCGGGAATCCTGATCTCCTGCGTCTGGATCGCGACCTGCAATCCCTCCATGAGCTGCTGCTTTGACTGACTGGTGAACTTGAATCCCTCCGCGCGGCGGCAGACCTTGCGCAGATCCTCGACGATCGGATCGCCGACTCCCGTCGAATCGATCTGAGCCGGCCTGTCTCCGATCATCCTGGAAAGCTTCTCGCGCGTCACATTCCAGGACGATTGCCATCGTTCGAGCCGGCAGATGCATCCGTCGCGATCGAGTCCGACGGCGACGGTCCAGTCCTGGCTCTTCGCGAGATCGACTCCCCAGCATTCCGGATCCGCGGTCGACATCGCTCCGATGCATTTCCTGATTGCATCTATTCCGAATGGATTGCCTCCGTCATCCGCCGGTATTCCGAGCATCTCCTGATCGAATATCTGAGTCGGGAGCATCCTGCGCGCGATCTCGATCTCTCCTGGGTCGAGATGCGGATTCGCAGCACTTCCGAGACGGAATGCCCTCCAGTCTCCGGTGTCGTCGCGCTCTGCCTGTAGGTAGAGTTTGTGGAAGTCTCCTGTCCCTTTCGGAGTTCCAAGGAACAGCGCGCCTCCGCGGCGATCCGCCAGAGTCGGATAGATCGATGCACGCCACGCATCGAGCAGGTTTGGAGCGAATCCCGCCTCGTCGATGATTACGCGCCGATAGGAGCGTCCGCGTCCTGAATCCCCGTCCTCGAGCGTCCAGAAGTCGATCGATCCTCCGTTGAGAAGCTCCATCCGCTTCTCGACCCGGTCGATCCTGCGGATGATCGGCTTCAATGCGCGCTCGAACTCGCGCATCGGATCGGCCAGGTACTTGTACGACGGTGCGAACCATCCGACCGGCTGCGCGGAGAGCGCGTCGTCTATCGCGATCTGCTGTCCGAATGTCGTCTTCCCCCAGCGACGGCCGATCTCGAGGACATTGAACCGTCGCAGCGTCCTGAATACGGAGAGCTGCGATTCGTGCAGGACGGCCTCGATAGCCGGTACGCGGAATCTCACTCGGCCTTCTTCGGTGCGATGCGCTCGATCTCGATCACTTCCTCGCGATGCGTCTCCTCGACGCGCTCCTTCTGTCCGAGGATCTGCTTTCCGAGCCAGATCATCATGGCGACATTCCCTTCCTGCGCCTTCTTCCATTGAAGCCGACGCAGACTGGTGCGCATCGATGCCTGTCCTCGTCTGAACGCATCATGTGCATCGGCTCTCTTCTGGATGGTCCTGTCCGAGCATCCGACGATGTAGCCGATCTCCTCCTGCGTGCATCCGATCGATGCAGCGGCCTCGATCGCCTTCAGGTCGAGTTCTGCCTTCGGTCGTCCTCGCTTCATCGCTTGAACACCTCCGCATCGATCCCGGAGAGGCTGTGGATCCACCAGTCCTCGATCGGGAGATGCTGTCCGGATTCCGAAACGACTCCGACGGTATCGAAGAACCTGTATCCGGCCGCATACATGATCGAAGCCATCTCGACGGATCGCTTGTGGCCTCCGACCCGGTACAGATCGTGCTCCACCGTCGCGATGCGGAATCGGAATCGGTCGAGCGGAAGCGAACGAAGCACGCTCAGAGTGAGTTCAGGCGGCTCGAGATCGAGCGACAGATAGTCGATCCAGATGTCATCGGCGATCTTCGAGAACATGGTCGACCAGTCGGCGGTCAACGCATCGTCGTGGACGATGTTTCCAGGCCTGTTGCGCATGATCGCTGCGAGGAGATCGGGATTCTTCTCGCATAGGACACCGCTCCATCCGAGATTCCGCTCGAGAGCGAATGTGTTGCTGATCTCGATCGGATCGCCTGCTCCGATGTCGACATAGGTTCCTCCGCGCTTGTACTGCATCATGCGCGCGACGAACTCGTCCTGGCCGAGCTGCGATTTCCATTCTGTGTGCATCGTCTGTCTCCTGATCGGAGTCTAGCACCGTTCAACGGTCGCAGTCGATCTCGAGAGCCAGCATATCGACATAGAGGCTGCGGCTCGTCGTGCCGGCGGACTTCAGGATGAACACATTGGCCGCGGTCGCGTTTCCCGTTCCCGTCGGGATGTCGGTCGTCCTGGTCGATACGGTCGTTCCGTCGATCTTGAACACCGCACTCGTTCCCGCAGCATTCACGGTGATCTCGAAGGTGTGCCAGTTCGTGTCGGCCGTCACTCCCGAATCCACGGATCCGCCGACCGTTCCGCCTCCCGAGTATCCCTCGCAGGTCCATCGTCCGGAGGTCGCCGAATGGATGTACGAGAAGTACAGACCGTCGGTCGGAAGTGCGGCCGTCCGATTGTCATGGAAACCGATGTTCACTCGGAATGTCTCTGCAAGCGTCGAGAGCGTCGGGATCTTCGCCATGCAGGTCAGGCGATGGACGCGGGTCCCCAGGACGACGGCGGTCGCCTCGGCGTTCCCAACGCCTGCCGAACCGGTCGTCGTCGATCCTGTCGAGCTGACGAGGATTCCAACGCGGTTTCCGTCACAGAGTCCGGTCGTCGTGAAGACATTCGCCGCTGCCGTTCCGCTTGCGTAGTTCGACCAGTCCGCCGCGCTGTTCATCTCCGAGAACAGCATCGCGCGCTTCCTGTAGTTCTGAAGCCAGTCGGCCGTGAGGTTCCCGCCGTTTCCTCCGTCGGTCAGCGTCATGTGGTCGCCGGCCGCGAGAACCCGTCCGAACGGAAGCTGGTTCGCCGTCTTCGTGATCAGGTCGAGGTTCTCGAGCTTGTTGAAGTTCACGGCTTTTCCTTCTGCTCCTCCTCGTCGAGCCACATCGGACTGACGAGGAACCATCCCTCGGGAAGTTCAGCCTGGTTCTCGGAGAGCGACCATTCCCCGGTAGAACCATCGAGCGTGTACAGCCTAGCCTTGGCTCCCGGTCCGATCCTCACCGGAGAGTCCTCCCTGACGAGGACTACCCTTCTCCCGCAGCCATACAGACAGGCGACGGCCAGCGCGACGGAGACGGCTGCGATCGGAAGGAGGATCGACAGCAGTCGTCCCGCGGTCGATTCTCGCAGCGATGAATCCTGCGATGGCCGTGAAGATCCGAGCGATGATCGCGGCCAGCATCTCACGCATCCTCTCCCTCGAGCGACCTGATGCGCGCCTTCAGGATCTCGATCTCCCGAGCCATGCGCTCGAGTTCCGATGCCGCATCCTCCATCTCGCGCCGGCAGTCGCCCCACAGGGAGAAAAGCGGAGCCGAGCAGAGCAGACGGAGTCGCTCGACCCGGTCCTCGCATCTGTTGAGGACGGCCGAGTGAGCGTAGCCGGCCTCGGACCATGCCTGGTTCTGCGTCACTTTGCGTTCGCCTGTTCCGAGGTCACATTGTTGTCGCGTGCGAACACCAGTCCGATCCCTGCGATGATCGCCGCGACGACGGAACCCCAGTCGGCGACGGTCGCTGGGTCGGAGTCGAATGTCGCGGTCGCGGCTGCTCCGAGAGCGGTCACGATCGCAGCGATGCCGGCGGCGGTGGTCTTCCAGCTTGACTTCATGGATTGATCCTTTCAGACGGGATTGAGCGGACATCCGCAGTATGCGTTGATCGTAGCCGAGTTCGTTCCGTTGCAGATGACCTCGAGTTCGGCAGCGCGCGCGCGGGGAAGCGAGATGGACTGCGTACCGATCAGGAAGTAGTCGCTGGTCTTCGACGACTGGCGGACGCGGATGAGTTCGGCTGTCTGGTTGTTCAGCGTGACATCTCGGATCTCCCATGCCTGCATGGCCGGGAAGAGCTTCGTGTACGAACCGCCGCTTGCTTGCACGGAAACGAGAGAGCAGATTGACATTTTTCACCTCGGGATGATGTAATCGAGAGCCATGAAGTCGACGAGCGCGGTCGCCTGGGTTCCGGTTCCTCCGGACTTCTTGTCGCGCAGTTCGCAGCCCCAGGATAGTCCGATCGATAGATCGAGGAACGAACTGTCGGTCGTCCGGACGAGCGTGCCGTCGATGTAGAAGTTGATCTCGGAAGCGTCGGAGTTCACGGAGATACGCAGCGTGTGGAATGCATCGACCGAGACTCCTGTATCGACCTCGGATAGAGCGTTCGTGTTCGCAAGCGTCGCGAACCAGTTTCCCGACCCGGAATACGCGACGAACGCTGCTCCGTTCGAGAGCATGAGCTTCTGTCCCTGCGTCGTGTCGACCGCTCCGTGCGTGAGGCCGACACCTGCGATGAACCGCTGCGTCGCCGGCATCGTCGCGTAGAGATTGACACGCGCGGAGAAGTCCCACGATCCGCTTCCGAGCTTCGTCGACCTGTCGATCTGCGAACCTGATGCAAAGCTTGCATAGACTCCGCAGCGCGACTGCGTCGTCCCGTCGATCTGCATCAGGAGATTCCCGTAGCAGGACAGGCTCGGATCGGACGAGAACGAATACGAGCCTCCGGTCGTGTTCGTCGGAACCTGCGTGCAGATCGAGAAAGGCGACGCATCGGCGATGAAGTCGGAGTAGAGATAGCAG